ATCAGAAGATAAATTTTTGTAATTAAATCAAAATAAATTAACTTTATAATCGTGAACAATATCTTTAATATAAAGACTGAAGTACTTACAGCTGAGATAATGGATATGAATCCCAAGCAAGGGATTGTAACTGGTTATTTCTCAAAGTTCAGGCGGTAGGGTTAGTGATGGGCAGATGAAGATTAATAAGAAGGTGGCTGATAAGATGTATGATAACACGATGACTATGCGTCAGCGGTTCATGTATGAGAGAAAAGCCATCAGAAGGGATAAGACTGACAACGATGGTAAGCTGAGGATCATAGGCAAGGATGAGATGAAGGTGAAGCTTAATGGTGACTCACCGGATTTGCTTGATATGTTTATGATGCGGGAAATATTTGAGTTAAAACCTAAAATGGTATTTGCATATGGGAATGATTGATAGACTCTTCGGACAGACGAAGATTGTTAAAGATCTACAACAACAAGTTAAAGCACTTCAAAGGACAAACGTATCAACAGCATTTAATGTATCAACAAGTATTTATCCATCATGGCAAGATGTAGAGAATATCAATACATATGTAACTGTCGATGATGTTTATTCAATCATATCATATCTAGCGCAGACAGCGGCTAGGATTCCAATGTATGGCTATGAGATAGTTGATGATTCAGCTATGAAGTCAATGAAGAAGTATTCAAAGACATCATTACTAGGGAAGCATTATCAGACAAAGGCTATGCAGGATTTACCTGAGCAAGATAGATTCGTGGAGTTTTTGAATAATATGTCATACGAGGATAAGGTGATGTATTACACAATCCTTTATGTGACTGGTGAGTTATTTTTGTATAAGGAAGTAATTGAGTTGGGGCCAAATGCTGGGAAGGTTATTTTGCATCCAATGAAAGGTGCTAATGTGATTGTGAATATCAGTCAGGAGTTTCCTCAGAGAGTAACAGGATACAGATACTTTGACATGGGCTTTGATGGAAACTTGTCAACTGATGAAGTGATTCATGTGAAATATTACAATCCATCAATCACCAATGGTCAGCAGTGGCGTGGGTTAAGTCCATTGCAGGTGTTGACTAAAAGACTTACCAGGTTAAATGCTGGGATGGATGCATCAGTAGCACAGATGCAGAACGGAGGCGTTCCAGGTATAGTGTATGAGAAATCAGATTTTGCAATAGAAACATTAGGACAAAGAAAGAATGATTTTGCTAGTTATCTTCGTAATAGTTCAAACAAAGGTGCGCCATATTTTGCAGCAGGTGAGATGGGTTACTTGGCTCTTGGATTATCATTGGCTGATATGGATGTTAGTGATTTGTCTGGTGTTGATTTTACTAAGCTATGTAATGCTTACAAGTTTCCTGAGATACTTTTAAACAACCAAGACAGCAGCACATATAACAATGTAGCGTCAGCTGAGAAGTTGCTATATACTAATTCAATCTTACCGAATATCTATCTGTTTAGAGATGCCATTGTGAATGGTGTGATTCCTATGTATGCGGTAGATGGCTTGAAGAGAACCATTGAGATTGACTTGTCGGAGATACCTGCACTGCAGGAGGACATGAAGATGCAAGCTGATGCTCTTAATTCTATGTGGTGGACTACACCAAACGAGAAGAGAGATATGATGGGATTTGAGGAGTTGGAAGAACCAATGATGGACCAGATAATAATTGATTCAGGTAAGCAATTGATAACAGACTTAGGGATGGTTCCTGATGTCACAATGCATGGTGAGTAATGGCTGAAACTAAATCCATTGAACAGATAGTGAGCATTATTGAGAAGAAGATTCTTTTTGTGATATTGGAGCAGTTACCAAATCCTGATTGTCCAAGAAAGCGTGATCAGAACAACTGGAAGATAGAGCAAGTAAAAAAAACATTAGCAGCAAGATTAAATGACACAAGCGGAACAAAATAAATATTTCTATGAGTGGCATAAATTTCAACAGCGGTACGAGAAGTACTATGAAAAGAAATTTACTGCTGCATTAAAAGTACAAGTGGCTGCGTTCCTAAAGACTCAAGATGTGATGTCTATTCCATCATTTCCTATTTATACTGTGTTAGTTAATTTGTATAAGACTGTTGGTCCAAGATGGGCAAGGATATCAAAATTATCAATGACTAAGGCTACAGGACAAATGGGTTTCAATGAAAGGATAGTGGAACTAATGCGCCAATATTATGGCATTGACTTGCTAAATGATGCTGAGGATATTACAGCATATACAAAAGAAGTAATACAAAAGATACTATCAGATGCAGCCATAACCGGTGCTTCATTTGATGATATAGTCAGACAGATAACAACATCATCAGAACTTGGACCAATGAGAGCGAGAAGGATTGCCAGAACTGAGACGGTCACTGCTGCCAATGGTGCGGCTATGATATATGCTCAGACATCAGGCAATGTAATGGAGAAGGTATGGATAAGCGTGAAGGATAAAAGGACAAGACATAACGCATGGGCAAACCATGTTACTATTGATGGAACGAGGCTAGATATTGAGGAGCCATTCTTATTGAAATCGCAGAAACTTGGAGATATCTTTATGATGCAGCCTGGTGTGAGAAAGCAGCCTAATGGCTTGGCAGTTCCAGCATCTGAGATAGTTAATTGCAGATGTGTTGTTGCATTTAATGCTAAGCGAGATAGACAGGGTAGAATTATCAGAAGATAAATTTTTGTAATTAAATCAAAATAAATTAACTTTATAATCGTGAACAATATCTTTAATATAAAGACTGAAGTACTTACAGCTGAGATAATGGATATGAATCCCAAGCAAG